CTCCGGTTGGCGCTTCCTACATTTGCCGCACTGCGGATGGAACGCTGACAAACGAGACTGCTCTCGATTCATTGGCCGCTGGATACGTTAAGACTCAAGGATCGAGCGGCTTTGGCGCGGTTTCGACTGTTGCCACGATTCCTATTGCCGATGTCACCGGCACGGTTCCGATTGCTCAAGGTGGCACAAACCTGACGACCGCCCCCGCGAACAAGATTCCGGTCGGCGACGGAGCGGCTTATCTTCAGAAGGAGATTGTTGGAACGGCTCCGATTGTCGTTACGAACAGCGCCGGAAACATCACGCTGTCAGCTCCGTCGATTGTTCCGTTCAGCTACGTCACGTTTACGCGGAGGGTGACTGGTCTTGGAGCGGCAAATGCGCCAAATGTCAGCCCAACTTCAGGAAGCAATCCGTACAGCACATCTGTTTACACCACGGCGTCTTACGTTGGGCTAGATTCAGCCTCAGGGTTCACGGCATCAAGTGGCCGATTTACGGTTCCGTACATTGGCTACTACAGGATAGACGCATACTTTAATCTTGATGCGGTATCAACAACCGCAACTGTGACTGTTTTTCTCAGAAAGAACGGATCTGATATTTTAGTGTCAAAACCATTCAATGTGACAAATAATGGATACCATCCACTATCTCTTACTTACATTGATCAGGCGACAGCTCTAACCGATTTTTACGAGGTGTTGGTTAGCACGGACCACAATCTCTACGTCGATCAAGGCTCCTCATTCTCGGTCCAGCGTATTCAGGCTTAAACCATGAGCGAACGCGCACCACGGAGGTACACGGACGGATCTGTCACCTTTGAGGGTGGCATTGACGCTGGCGTGATGCCGTCTGAGGTGGACAAGAATCAGGTGGCGTTCGCGGTCAATGCCAACTTCCGACAGGGGTTTGTCTCATGCCGCCCCGGCTTCGTTCAAAAGGATTACGACCTGTGCGTCACCATCACGGCTGACAACGATCAGATTACCGCTGACCAGACAAACGTTACGGCGGATGGCTGGTCGGAGGACTGCTACGGACCTCAGTCGCTAACCGGCACGTTCCAATGTGCGCTGCCCTACATTGCTGACGATGGGCGCACGTTCATACTGATGCTGATCAGTGGTAAAGTGTGGCTTTACAACTGCCTTCAGAACAATGCTCAGAGCCTCACAACTTCTGCTGACCTAGAGAATCCTTCCAACCTGCTCGATGGCTGGATGGTTCAGGCTGAGAACTTCGTTGTCATTCAGGATGGGTTTAGCAGGCCGCTGATCTTCAACGGGACAAGTCTACGTCGAGCGAGCGACGATGAGATTAAGACCGGCAAGGTTATGGCCTACGTCAATGGCCGTATCTGGTACGCTCTTCCAGATGGGTTTTCATTCCGCGCTACCGACATCGTTTATGGGGATGGAACGCGAGCGAGTGTTCTCAAGGAAACCGAGAACACCTTCCTCAATGAAGGCGGAGACTTTGCGGTTCCGTCGGATTCAGGGGGTATCACAGCGATGGCTGTCCCAGGCGATCCTGACACCTCGCTCGGCCAAGGTCCGCTTCTAGTCTTCACACCTCGATACGTCTTCTCGGTTCAAGCGCCTGTTGATCGTGATGTTTGGAAGAACCTGAACTATCCGATTCAAGCCATCAGCTTGCTTACGAGCGGTGCGCTTGGTTCTCGGTCGGCCATCACCATCAATGGCGATGTCTTCTACCGCGCTGTCGATGGCGTCCGCTCGTTCATCATTGCTCGACGCTCGTTCACCGACTGGGGCAACACCCCGATCAGCAGCGAGATGCTGAATGTCATTGAGAACGATCAAACGAATCTCTTGTGGGCCAGTTCTGCGGTCGTGTTCGACAATCGCCTCCTGATGACTTGCCAGCCTCGGTACAATGCCGAGGGTGTCATTCACAAGGCGTTGGCTGTCTTGGACTTCGACCTGATTACGTCGATGCGGAAAAAGTTTCCGCCTGCGTGGTCGGGAATCTGGACCGGACTTGATGTGCTTCAGATCGTCAAGACTGAGAACGCTTACGGCGATCAGTGTTTCTGCATCGCTCGCGGATCGGATGACTCGATTCAAATCTGGGAAGTCACCAAGGCGGACAAGTTCGATAACAATATCCCGGATGGTAAGAAGGAGATTGAGTGGCAGGTGCAGACTCGCGCCTACAACTTCGAAGTTCCGTTTGGATTGAAGCGACTGGATTCAGGCGACTTGTTCATCGACTCGCTTGAGGGTGATGTCTCGTTCAATGTCACCTATCGGCCTGATCAGTATCCTGGCTGGATTGAGTGGACTGACTTTTCTGAGTGCGCGACGACGACGCAGTGTTTGGATCTTTGCCCGATTCAAAACTTCAAGCCGCAGTATCGTCCGAAGATGCGTTTTCCGACGCCTTCAGATGCTCCGTGCAACGAGACGATCAGCACTCCGGCTCGGAATCTTTACGAGGTTCAGGTTGCGATGAACATCATTGGATACTGCCGCATCAAGAGTCTTCGAGTTCACGCTTACGATATTCAGGAGCCGAGTGTTGGTGATTGCCGGACGGTGTTCCCTGCATGCACACCGATTAGTGCGTGCGACATCAACCCGCTGACTTACACGTCGGAATCTGTCAACCCATAGAAACAGAATGCCAAACCTTACGCTCATCACGCTGACGCCCCCGAGTTTGCCCATCGGGTACTGCCCGTCCAATTACCAGCAGTTGGCCAACGATGTCATCAGTGGCACCCAGGCGACGTTCAACAGTTCGATTGGAAACTCGTTCTTCAACTTCGGTGCATCTGTTCCGGCGCTAAACAATCAGGTTTACCCGTGGTTGGATGAAGATGGCAATTGGTGGATTTACAAGGATGGCTATTGGTTGCGAAAAAATCCTGTCGCCATCGGATCTTCCGAGCGTCGTGTTTACGTTGGTACAACCACCGATCTTCAAACTTACGACGGCGGAAACACTAACACCCTGAGCAACTGGTCAGGGCCAATGTGGGAGGTTGACACCGAGTTTGAGGCGCGATTCCCGGTTGGCGCTGGCACGTTCGCGGCAAGCGGAGTGGTAGTTGTCCAAGGAAAGGTTACTTCGACCGCGATTGCCGGAGAAGATCAACACCTGCTGACGACGGCTGAAATGCCGACTCATACGCATCAGGTTGCCATAAAGACTTTTGGTCATGGCGGAAGTGATGGTGATAGAGTTGCGGCGGATGGCGGAACATCTTCGCCCACACTCACAAACAACGTGTCTGTTTTCCCAAGCTCTACTTTCGATCCAGATGTTGACGCTATTGCTGCCAACACGGGCGGTAATGTTGCCCACAACAATCTTCCGCCGTTCTATGGTGTTTACTTCATCAAGCGAACCAGCCGAGTCTACTACACCAAATGAAGCTGATCGTCCAAGATATCAGGTCAACGATTGCTCGGGCTATCGGCGTTTGCGTCGATGACGCTCGCGTTTACGAGTACATCAATCAGGCGTGCCGACGGCTGCTTCACAAGGGTCTGTGGGCTGGCGCGTACGGACGCTTCACGATTCACACGGTCGGAGGCTGCATCACTTGGCCGCGTCAGATCGAGACGATTGAAGCCATCGCCGATTGCTGCGGAGTTGGAACGGTTCGCAATCAATGGTTTGAGTTTCAGGAAACCGGATACGGACTTCTCAATGGAAACCAAGTGTGCGTTGGTAAGCAGCTTGTTGACCGTGGCACTGTGGTTTCTTACCGCGACATGTCTGGCGGTACTAACAGTTATCTTCGAGTCTACCCTGGCGACGCTTCGGATGTCGGCAAAACCATCACGCTGCAAGGTGTTGATCAAAACGGTCAATGGATTCGAACGCAATCCGGAGGCGTCTGGATCGACGGTGAAAAGCTAACGCTTGCTTTGCCGTACACTCAATCGACCAAGAAGTTCACCACTCTGACCGGCGTCATCCGCGAAGCCACGAACACGGCAAGCCGTTTGTACGAGTACGATGCGACGACGCTGCTAGAGTTGGATCTGGCAGTTTACGACCCTGATGAAACTCTGCCGCAGTATCGTCGCAGTTACCTCGCTGATCGTTGCAACAACGAGGAGGACAAGCCGGTAACGGTGATGGCGAAGATGCGCCACATCAACGCGACGAGCGTGAATGACTACCTCATTCCCCCGTGTCCAGACGCCATCAAGCTGATGGTCATGGCGATTCGCAAGGAGGAGAACGATTTGATTCAGGAAGCAGTGGCCTACGAAGCCAAAGCTGTTCAAGCTGTGCAGGAGCAGACGATGCAGTATTTGGGCGACGCTGTGGCAACCATCCGAATGGTTGGCGTCGGATTGAATGGCGGAGGGTTTTCGCAATGGTTCTGAACCTAAAGGATAATTTATGATCGACCCGGGAACGGCAATTTTGGGCGGAGCGGCAATCTCCGGCGTTGGGAGCTTGCTCGGTGGGCTTTTCGGCGGACGTAAGCCGAAGGTTCCTGAGCTGAAGCCGATTGATTTTGCGCGTGAGCAGCAACAGGCAATTCAGCAGAACATTGCTTCGCTTGAACCTGCCACCCAACTTGCTCAGCGGACGACAGCAGCCGAACAGTCATTGCTTGAAACTCAGCTTCGCCGTGCGATTCCTGGCTATGACCAGATCGTTCAGCAGGCTGGAAAGACTATTGGCTCAAGATTGCGTGGCGAGGTTGATCAAGATGTTCAATCGCAGCTTCAACGAGCTGTCGCTGGTCGGGCGGTTGGTGGAGGGTTTAAAGATGCGTCAGGCATTCGAA